CACATGGCAGGACTTGTTTCGTGGGAGCCTCTGGCGCCCCGCATGGTTAAGCCTGAGGCAGCCGGGGTGCACTGCAGTAAGCTCACCGACGACCAGATCCTGAGCAAACATATCGGCCTCAATGAAGGCGATGATCAGGTGCACGCGTTCATACCGCACAAGCACGAATCTTGGACCCAGCTGTCACCAAAGGCAGCGGTCCAGAGGTACACAAGCGTACTCGCTAAGGCCAATGGGTTTATTTTTGAGCCCGCCTTTCCAGGCACAGAGGCCAATCTTATGGGGAGGAGTGCGCTGATGGAGATGTGTTCCGCATGGGTGGGCTTCCCTGATGGGAAGCCAGAGGAAGACGAAGTAGTAGTTATCGTGCCCAAAGTCCTTAAGGCGTTGCGCAAGATACCCCAGAGCACGATAAGCTCACAACACACGCTCGAGTACGACGAGCAAGGTGAGCCGTGCGGGGTTGTACAGAACGCCACCTACTGGGCCCTGGCGCTAACCAGGTACTTTGCGTTGGCAATCGTCAACAAGGAGTCGCTGGGGGTCCGCGGCCTCTTTCTCTCACACGGAGATCGGGCCTACGACAAACTGTGTGAATTGGTGGGTCCCAACGCGGCGTACTCGCACAGCACCGTATACGGCGATCGCGATCCGGAGCGGCGCCTGATCGAGGAGGTGGCTGAGACCACTTTCTCAGCCTGCGGTGCCATGCGCGAGAGCGCGCACGCTGAGATCCAGAACGTTGTGAGAACTAGGGTTCTCCGGCGGTGTGCTGAGGCGTGGGTGAGTGAGCTGCCTGAGTTGGCAAAGCACACTCTCGAAGAGGTCCAAACCTCATTGCTCGACTTCGACACTATCACGAGGGGCACGGAAATCACGGACAACATGGTACGTGAGCCCATGCTCCTATGGTTAGAGCTCGATGTTGGGTGTATTCAAGCACCGCTGGTATCCTACGCCACTTCTAATATAAAGAAGATCTCTCAACAATACCGAAACCCAGACCTCACCGCAGACTCACGACAAGTTGTCCAGCTCGCCCGCCAGTTGGCGGGGGTCAAAACTGTAACATCCACCAAGAAGGATGGTGGGTCGGATAAGGCAGCGGAGAGCACCGCGGCCGCACCGGCGGCCAAATGCAACAAGAAGGGCCTCAAGAACAAGCCACTGCCCGCGCCGACCAAGGCGGCGCCTACCAGCCTCAATCCCAAGGCCAAGGAATTCTCCCCAATCGGTGAGCCACCCGGTTTCGCCGACAAGAAGGGCAAGGGTAAGAGCAAGGGCATGGGCAAGCACGGCAAAGGGCACGCGCCCCACGGGCAGCAGCCCAGGTCATCTTGGGAGGCAGTCTCCCCGACTTCGCACCAGGGATACATTAACTGGAAGCTGAAGCCGGATGTGGCCGCTAGCAGCGGCGGAGGCCAGTGAGCCCCCGCTGCACTCCCCTTTCTTGTTGCCCGCGAGGGCTCCTGCATGCCTAGGCGCCGCCTCCACGTCAGGGCGGCGCCGAATTCAGTTTTGACATCCTAGACTGTAAAGCGAGGGCTAAATCCGCAGCGCACGTTGGAAGTACAGGTATTTGCTGTTCCCGCAGCTGCCTCCAACGTGTGGTAGGACCAACGCTGTTGTCCAGTTCGCATTTACGACAGGTAAGCGGGACTGCGCAGTCGTAGCACAGAACTCACGTGCTTGGGCGACACCCACCGCTAGAAGTAGCGGGCGACAAGACGAAGCGTGGGAACACGTATGCGTTGCGCGGCGCGCATCCGTGAGGTGTGTCAAGGAGGGATTACGGACCTGCGAATCGTGCAGCAATCCCCCTCCCTGTGAGTATGACGAACGAGTAGGCCTCGGATTCCGACTATGAGGTTGAAAGGCGGCACACCTGGCTACGTCAGGCTATGGGTACAATGGGCCCTATGCCTGGCCTGCTGTGGAAGCGACCACCATTACGATATCGAAGCTGAGCCAGGGCGGGGACTTCACTACCCTTCCTTTTTCCAGGTTTGGTCAAGGTGTTTCTTGAGCCCACCGACAGCCACTCCTCGGAAAACCGTTGGATTATCACGAGTCTGGTGCCTGTCGCCCCCAATGAAACTCCCATCGGGAGTGATTTGACCAGGGCGGCAGGAGTGCCCCTGCCCCGTACAGTGCCTTTTTGGGACAGTGACGGGATATCGTAGCTTCCGCAGTGGGGGGCTATTCAAACTCCACTTGTTATCAATGGCAAGTGGGGGGCTCCCGCGCGCTGGTATGGTGAGGGTGCTCTCCTTGGGCGGAGAGCACCGCCAGCGTCATCGTGATCGAGAACTTGTTAACGGCTAAAATCCTTCAACAAGTATTTAGCACTTGCAGCTGTCCTGGCGACCCGGCCTTGCCTGGTTCGCTAGCGTCACACTCTTCGGCAAAATTCGGCTCATACTAGTGGGCCCCTTTGTCTCAGACGCACTCAATGCCTGGTACACGTGCCGCCCGAGGAAACGCCAATGCGCGCCGCCTCATGCCCGTCCCCCGCGTGCCTCAGCAGGCCACCGTCCAGACCATGTTCAATCAGTTGCGCCAGCTGGTCAGCGGTGCACAAGCCCAACCCAAGGCAAAGGCCGCAGCCCGCCGGCGTCGCCGCGTCACCGAAGCGCAGATCAATTCGCTTTTGCGTTCGATACCTACCCAGCTGTTGGACAAGCAGCAGCGCTTCAGCCGCGGCGCCCCGACGTCGGTATCTTTCGCTCCACGCGGTCAGGGCCTCTACGACGCATTTGTGAGAGCACCCGAGAGCATGGTGCTGGCCTCGCAGGTGGGGCCGGTGACCGTAGTGGAAGGGTATGCTCACACAGTCATCAGGGGCCCGACGCCAGTTGACGGCACCTTTGAACAACGGTCGAAGCCCATCGAAGTTCCTGGGTCACCATCTGACCCGTACGGTAGCTTCCCTCGGGCATCGGTGAAGGGGAACCCTGTCATCATTGCCTTCAACCCGGGGTCAAGCACCTCGCACCTTGCCAACATCTACACGCTTGTCGTCACTCCGCACAAGCATGGCGATGTTGTCACAGTCGCATGCGAGGAGGTTCACGCCTCGGCGCTTGTAGGCATCGGCGGTGGCAGCACCTCCTATGTCAACCCTTACAACGGGGCTGGCGACGGCCAGCCTGTCTACATGGAGGGCCAATCCCTCGGCACCGGCACCAACCTGCCCTACGGCACAAGCGGCGTCACCGGCGCCGTGGAGTCCATCCCCATACGCGGGTCTATCAAATTCAGGAACATTACTGAGCACCGCAACATTGGGGGGGACGTCAGGGTTATGCGGTACAATGGCGGGTTAAACCTGCTTGGCCAGATTCAGGCAGTATGGCTCGAGGATCATGGGGCGATCGAGGAATACATGTCCGCAGACGGACACTTTCGCACTCCTACCACAGTCAAAGTGTGGGATCCTGCTGCCAACGACTATGTGGGCACCACGAACACGGACGCCAGTCGCAGCATCACCACGGAGACATTCCTTGAAATTGTCGACATGATGCGCGATAGCGCCCGAAGTCTGCCCCTCTCTGGCCATGACCTCGTCATGACGCACCAATCCAACACGTACCCGGCAGATTTTGTGCGAGCGCACACATTCAAGTGGGACGACACGCTCCACGAAGCTATACTGACCCCTAAGTATAACACCACGCTTATCCTGATCGACGACTTCTCTCCGTCTACAGGTGAAGGGTCTGGTTTATCGCCCAATAACACCTACAGCATTACGTGCAAGGTTCAAAGGGCGTGTCGTTTCAAGCCTGGCACGCAGATGCACAACAAGGCAATCACATTGCCGGCTGACGCCCAACGCCACTCGAAGGCAACGGCATGGGAGTCATTCACTGCGTTTGCCAAGCCAATCTGGGACAAAGCACGCACAGAGTATGAAAAGGTGGGAATAGCTGGCGCCGCGCAGGCCTTCGCCGAGTCTTCGGCCGGCCAGCAAGCGATGAATTTCGGGTCCAAGGCACTACCCCTAATGTTCGCCTAGTACCACCTCCGAGCTTCCCCCGCAGGGGGTGACGCTGGCGGCCCAGGCAAAGCCTGGTCGCACCCCTTCTGGTCCCTCTCGATGGGGGAAACCAGCGCCTATGGTTACGGAAAACCTTAAATAAGTACTATGGGC